TTCTGTCGGACACCGGAGGGTGCCGGGGTTGGTAAGCCAATGGTTCTGGAGCCGTTCCAGCGCCGGTTTATCTTGGCGGTGTACGACAATCCGGCTGGCACGTCTCGGGCGTATTTGAGCATCGCGCGTAAAAACGGCAAAACCGCGCTGATTGCATCAATATGCTTGGCGCATATCGCCGGCCCCGAGGCGGTGACGAATTCGCAGATTATTTCCGGCGCGCGCAGCCGCGATCAGGCGGCGCTGGTGTACAAGCTCATGGAGAAAATGATTGGCTTGTCGCCTGACCTGCAAAAGGTCACGCGCACCGTAGCCAGTACAAAAACCATCAAGGGCATCGCGCGCAACGTCGAATTCAAATCGATCAGTGCAGAGGGCCGCACCGCGCATGGTCTGTCGCCAATCGTGGCCATCCTCGATGAAGTGGGGCAGGTAGTCGGTCCGCAGGATGCGTTTGTGGATGCGATTGAGACGGCGCAGGGCGCGCACGAAAACCCTATCCTGTTTGCGATCAGCACCCAGGCGCCCAGTGATTCCGACCTGTTTTCTATCTGGCTGGACGATGCCGAAAAGAGCGCCGACCCACGCATCGTGTCGCACCTGTACGCGGCGCCCGCAGACTGCAAACTAGACAGCAAACGGGCATGGAAAGCGGCCAACCCGGCGCTCGGAAAGTTCCGATCCTTGTCCGACATGCAGGGCCTCGCGGATCGCGCCATGCGGATGCCGTCATCCGAGCCGACGTTCCGCAATCTCAACCTTAACCAGCGGGTGGTTACCGTATCGCCGTTTGTGAGTAAATCCGTCTGGCAATCGACGGGCGGCGCAGTTGATCCCGGCGTGTTCATGGAATTCCCGGTCTATGCGGGCCTGGACTTGTCGGCACGCACCGACTTGACGGCGCTGGTGTTGCTCGCCTTCGACGGCGCCGCATGGCATTGCGCCGCGCACTTCTGGACGCCGAGGCTTGGGCTTCGCGAGCGATCATCGCGAGATCGCGCGCCCTATGACGTATGGGTGGATCAGGGATATATCAATGCCACGCCCGGCGCCAGCATCGACTATGAGTTCGTGGTCGCCGATATGCTGCGAATCACGGATGGCATGAATATCGCCGCCGTCGGGTTTGACCGGTGGCGCATCGACATCCTGCAAAAGGAGCTGACGCGCGCTGGCGTTGAATTGCCGCTGGTGGAATGTGGGCAGGGATTCAAGGACATGAGCCCAGCCCTTGACGCATTGGAAGGATCTCTGCTAAATGGCACAATTCGACACGGATTGCATCCTGTGCTTACAATGTGCGCAGCGAATGCGGCGGTAGACAGCGATCCCGCCGGCAACCGCAAGCTGACCAAGCAGAAATCGACCGGGCGGATTGACGGGATGGTGGCATTGGCGATGGCGTTTGCTGTCACCGCGAAAGAAGATGCGGAGGCGGCTTATCATGGTCAGGTGGTTTATGATCTCAACATGGCGTAGATGATGAGCCTGATCCAGCGCATCCGCGCAGCCTTCGCGCCAAAAAACGCCGGCGCGTCGATTAGCGACCTCGCGGCGATGCAGGAGATGTTCGGCCTGAATCTCTCCCCGTCCGGGCACGCGGTTACCGACAAAACGGCCATGCGGGTGACCACCGTATATGCGTGCATATCCAAAATAGCCGGCGCCGTGTCGCAGTTGCCGATCAATCTCTACAAGAACAAGGGCGCCGATGGCGATGAATTGCTAGCGCGCCAAGCACTTTGGTGGAGGCTCAACGAATCCCCGCACGGCGACTGGACATCCGCGAGCTGGAAAGAATGGATGGTGCTGTGCACCGCATTACGCGGCGACGCATTCACGCTGATCGAGCGCGACAGCAGAATCACGGCGGGAGGCGCCATCGTAGGGCTTAAACCACTGCACCCTGACGATGTGCGCACCTACCGCGATAGCAATTGGCGCATCGCCTATGCCGTGATGGATCGCGCTACCGGGAAGATTCGCGCCGTTGCGCCTGACGATATTCTCCACATCACCGGGCTTGGGTTCGATGGACTGCGCTCCTATTCCGTGATTCAGCACGCGGCTAATGTTTCCATCGGAAACGCGCTTGCCGCCAACGACTTCGCCGGGCGCACGTTTCAGGATGGCGCCATGGCACAGGTGGCACTGAAATACCCTAAACAGCTCAACGAAGCACAGGCGGACATGATCCGCAAATCCTTTGCCGCGACATATGGCGGCACCGCAGGGCGTAAATTTCCGCTTGTCCTACCGGAGGGCGCGGACGTTTCGGAGCTGTCCATCAATCCGGCTGACGCGCAAATGCTCGAATCCCGGCAGTTCGAGCGCGAGGAAATATGTCATGCTTTCGGTGTGCCACCGATCCTGATTGGCGACTCGACAAAAGCGAGTTCATGGGGCACCGGCATTGAGCAGATTTCAATTGCCTTCGTGCGGTATACAATCAAGCCGATGCTCAAGCGCTGGGAGGAAGAACTTAACAGGAAGCTGTTCCGTCAGGCCCCCAACTTTTTACGCTTTGAGCTGACGGAGCTGTTGCGAGGTGACGCGAAAGCGCAATCGGAATATTATAGGGCTGCACTTGGCGGTCCAGGATCAGGCGATGCGTGGATGACGATAAACGAGGTGCGCGCCACGCAAAACCTGCCTCCGGTACAAACAGGGAATGAAATTTATGCGAACCCGAAGGTGACGCAATGATTACGAAGCTGTTCCAGTTGCTTGATGAAAACCGCGCGGCGCCCCGTGAGATTCGCGCCGAGGCGTCCGGTGATGCGGTATCTATTTACCTCAGCGGCGTTATAAGCGCCGACTGGGGCATCGGCCTCGCCCAGCTTGTCGAGGCTTGGCCTGCCGATCCGGCGGCGCCCGTGAACCTGTATATCAACAGCCCCGGCGGTGACGTGTTCGAGGCGCGCGCCATGGCGGCGGTCATTGCCCGGCACGTCGGCCCCGTGACATCGATCATCGATGGCGTGGCGGCATCGGCGGCAACCTATCTCGCCCTTGCCGGGCGGACTGTGCGCATGTCGCAGGGATCCATGCTCATGATCCACAATTCGTGGGCGCTGGCTATGGGCGACAAGGCCGAAATGACTAAAACCGCCGCGTTGCTCGACAAAATCGACACCACCATCGCCGCCGACTACCTGCGCAAAACCGGCGCAACCGCCGAGCAGGTCACCGCGTGGATGGACGCGGAAACCTGGTTTACCGCCGACGAAGCGCTGGCCGAAAAATTTATCGACGCGATTGACGCCAACACGCAAGCGGGTGCGTCCGCGCAGTGGAACCTGTCTGCGTATGACAACGCTCCGAAACCCGAGACGAAACCCGAGCCGGCCATTGACGATCTGATCGCCGCACAAGTGCAGCGCCTCAGCAATCGACTCCGGTTGCTCGACAACCGATTCAGTGCGCCCCCGCACCGAACCGCCGCATAGCGCGGCAAACATCACCACGAGGTAGATATGATGAGCATTCAACACCTGCGGGAGCAAGCGGCCGCATTGAGCAAAGAGCTTAACCACATGCTGGCGGATGCCGGCGACGTTATTTGGTCCGCCGAAAAGCAGGCCGAGTTCGACGAGAAGTGGAAGAACCCTGCGACGGCTACGAACGCGCTGCTGGAACTGTCCGGCCTGTACGCGGTCAAGGTTCCCTCGACGGGACCGGCTGACTCCGGTGCAGGACGGCCCGTGGGCGGGCCAAGCCCGTTCCAGACGACGGCTGAGTGGAAGGTTGCCATGCGCGAGTCGGAGGCGAAGTACGGCAACGCGATGGATGACCCGAACTACGCCGCGCGTGCCGTGGCGACGATGAAGAAAGACCCCTCGATTATGAGGACTTAAGGAGCAGCAATGAGCGAAACACAGACCAAAGAACGCTTCCAGATCGTGAACGAAGCCCTGCGCGAAAACCGGCTGGCGATCCTCTGCGGCATCAACGGCCCCGGCGTGTTCCGCGCCGTGTGCGTCCGTGGTGAGCCGAACGCGCCAGCGGCGGGTCCGTACCTTGTCGATGGCAAGTCGATCACCGCCGAGGCACCCACGCAGGAGTCCGCCGTGACCGCCTGCGAGGACTTGGTGATGGCGCACCTGTCCGTGGTCACGGCACCCCTCAGCGGCGACGACGAGTTACGTGCCGAGATGGCCGCGATGAAGGCCGAACTTGCCGCCATGAGGGCCGCAACAGCACCCGCCCCGGCTGCGCCCACCAA